TTGCGTATTTATTTAACTTTTATTTACATGAAGAGTATTAATGAAAGAATTCAATTTATTATTTCTGATCGATTTAGAAACGATTTAAAAGCATTCGCCAAAGAAGTGAATGTTGGATATACAACTGTTTACGATATAGTTAGTGGCAGACAAAGTCTGCCATCTTGCAAAACAATACAGGCAATAGGCTCAAATGAAAAATTGAGTATTGACCTAAATTGGCTGATTAGTGGATTGGGTGAAATGTACAAACCAACGAAAATATTCTCAGATAATATCACTTTATGTTATGCTGATAATCCAACATGTAATTGCAAAGTTATCGGGCATGTAAGTATTGAGAATGTGAATGCACTTCACTTTTTTAAATTTTATGGCACTTCATATTTAGAGGAAATAAAAACTGGAGATATGATCGGAGTGAATAACATTGTAAATATTGATAAAATAGATTTTAACAAGGCCCATTTTATTTCTATTCAAGATAATGATACTATAACTAGATTTTTGCCAATAAATACAAAAAGCGATACACTTTATAGCATATCGCTTTCAGCGCATTCTATTGAAATACCTATAAATCAGATCTCCGGTATTTACCAAATAGATTATTGGATTAAATCACTTTAGAGTATTTTTTTAAAAAATAACGGAACATCTATTTTTAAAAAGTGAAAATATCAAAATTTATATTTCAATCCAAATAGATGCCCGTTATCATTATTAAATATTCCTCGCTGATGCTGATACTCAATACCTATCTTATGATAGAACACACCACCCCCAATACCAATATAATTTAAAGTAGAGTAAGAGGCCGAGGCAAATGGTTGCAACACTTTCAGTTTGAAGCCTGTGGTCTGTTTCTCCATAGGCGTAAAATCATAATCAAAAGATGTCAATTTATTATACTGGATAGTAGGGTATAGTTTTAACTCACCTAAAGTCTTAGTATCAAATACTTTTAGATCATAGGAACGCTTTAGAATATAGTCTTCAATAATGGCTGAAGTGTCTACCACCTGATAGATATATTTAATACACCCTGTATCGTTATATTGTATTTCTAAATTCTTTGTTGGTAATATAGGCTTGTCTGGCTTTACCTCTGACATAGGAGCTAGTTTATTATTACTAACTGATCCTATTATAGTTTCTCCCTTTAAATACTGAGTTTTCACCTCATTTTGAATAGTTGATCTGCCAATAAAAAAGAATATCAATCCACCTAAAATAAATGATAATAGAGCAGTTATTATGTAGCTTTTCATCTGATACGATTTTGCATTTTAAAACCACATTCTACATCACTCATCACAGCAGGAGTTCCATTTTCAACGCTAGACATAGCAGCAACTATTTTAATGTAATCTGCACTGTCTGTTTCTGACAATATTTTATCTCTAGCAATACCAGACCTTACAGATACTGAATTTATATAAGCCTCTGTATCGTTTTCAAAAGGAGGGGCATAAATCTCTATTATTTTCTCTATGGTATTAACCCCTCTTTTCATTTTGCTAGATAGATCCACAAACATAGCTCTATATCCATAAGCCATTGTTTCAAACTGCTTGAATGATTTATCTTTTGAGGGTCTTACTTCTCCTTGAAACACATCTGCATTGATACGAATATTACCCGGATTATTATTTCTTAGCCCTCTCGCTTTATTCTGCATCTTGTTTTTCCTCCTTTTCTTTCTCTAATTCTCTTTTTGCTATATCGGTGATGGTTTTCAAAATATCGCCTCTGTTTTCGAAAATAGTCAAAAGCATACCTATATCTTTATTCTGTTTGCGTCTCTCCTTTTCGGATGCTTTTTCCCTGATTGAAATACCTTCAGTAATTACTAAGTATACCCCTACTGTAAATGTGATATATGGCAAATTGTAACTGTCAACTATTGACGCTAATATATCGACCGTTAAAGCTAAGATCAAGATTGAATAATACTCTATAAACTTTTTACCTGATCTCCTTAGTCCGTATGACGTTCTTACTTCTCCTAACGATATTGCTTTCTGGATGCCAAAGATTAAATCAATTATCATGGCTATAAGCACAAGAAAGAAAGGAATGAGAGCGATTTTGATCTCTTTAACCAAAGAGATCATGTCACCAGCTAAATATTTTGTAATAAACAATATTGTCATAAAGTTACTTGTAAACTATTGGGGGGATTATACTTGATCTTCTGTTATATCTACCAATTCATAATCATCCGCTGTCTCTACAATAGGTTGATCTAACCTTTTACCATTTACAAAGAATAACATTCCTAATTTTTCGATTTGACAGAAGGTTAATCCATCTATTTTTCTTCTCCACACTTTTCCTTCTGTAGGAGGAAAATCATATACAATTTCTTCTATAATTTCTTCCTCTTCTCTTATCACTATTGTTTTTGTATCTTTTTCTTCCATATTATTTTTATTTTTTATTAACCTAATAAACTTATTGGTAATATTTTATTCACAAAACCAGCACCACTCCAATTTGTTGCAACTTTATAGGCTGAGACTAAACTATCTGGTACATACACTGCTGTTAAGTTTTGATAAACCGCTGAATCATTATATTCTAAAGGAATAACAGAATTAGCTCTAAGTACTAATTTTAGATTCCTATATACTGCAACGCCATAAGCGGCTGATAGTGAGATTTTAGCAGGAATATAGGTTGCTGGTAAATCCACATTCTCTAGTATTCCAGGAGTACCTCCATCGCTTCTTAACATAGAAAATATTGATCCTGATAAATTATTACAAGTAAGTCTAGTAACAGTTAAAGATGCGAGTGTAATAGATGTAATGGCAAAAGTAGTAAGTGGATTTCCAGTAGTATCATCTATAATCAATGTATTCAAAGGATTTCTTCCTATAACAACATCATTTACTGTTTCTGAAAATCCTCTTATAGTTAATGAGTTTAAACTTTGAAAATAAGGAAGAGTGAAATTTCTTACATTATTTAAGGTTAAACTTATTAAACTACTTCCCCAAGGATATGTACTATTTTTAAAATCGTTAATATGCATTACTATTTTTTCATCTATTACTACAGCTGAATGTCCTCTTAATGGTAAAACTGCTCTATAATAATCTTCTCCTGTATTTGATTGTTGTTTAGCTAATATAAATCCCCCTCTTGAATTTTCATAATACCTTCCTCTTACAACAATTGTAGGAACCTCATAAGTATTAGTCACAACATTATAATTTAAAGAAGGTGTATCTATTAATGATTCTCCTTCAGAGCCTATAGTTAATCTTTGTAGATTTGGTAAATCTCTTAACACAGCATATCTAGGATTTATACTTACTTCTTCTAATGTATTTATATCGGTAATATTACTTACCCCACCTTTAAAGTAAGTAAGTTCATTAAATAGTTTAGCGCCAGTTCCAGTAAGCATACCTGTTGGTATAACAGCATTTGTTACTTCCGATGAACTTATCTCACCATCACCATTGGTATCCCATTTAGTGACTACTAAATTCTTTACTATTGAATCTTCAAAATCAATAACATCAATAATAGTTCCTGCGGTAATTGTTAATTGAGGGAATAATAGTCTAAATTTATCTAATCCTGACTGAGATATTTGAGATACAAATAATTGACCTGTAACTACAGCTGTTTCAGTAGGATTACCATTTTCATCTTCTCCGGACAATCTTGATAAAACTGCTAAGGTAGAAGGTGAAGAGTCATTTGCATTAATACCTATAATTCTTACTCTACTAAGTTTCGAATTAGCTGCTGCAATACATGATTTAACTAAGGCATAACTATCTACACTAGGAACATTATCTATAACTACTGTCGTAATATTGGCATATCCTGCTAAAGACAGTATTGTTAACAAAGGTTGATTCTTAATGTAAATAGATGCTATAGTTGCAGGTAAATACATTGTTTTAAGGACTCCTGATGATGGTAAAGATATCCCTGTAATACCGGATCCTCGCGCTTCAACTTCCGTGATAGAGTAACATTTAGATAACTCTAGCGATTGTTGCAAGTTAGGACAGTTAGCAACATTTACTTTTTTAAGCATCTCATTAGTCCCAGTGTGTAACCCTGTCAAGTTATTATTTTTATAGCCTGAGGTTAAACTACCGACTATAAGTTCCTCCAAAGCAACTGCGTTTGTTATATCAACTGTCCCCGGATACTTAGGAGCTAAATCCCCTAATGACTTAATGGAACTGATACCATAAATAATAGTCTCAGTATCATTGAAGGTGGTCCCGGTCGGAGCTTTTATAACATAAGGAGTTCCGGCAGAACCTCTAACAGCGGTCGTTGCATACGACCCATACTTAATTTGTAAGTAACCAGCTTTAGTTGGAGTTAATGTGAAATCTGCATTTGGTTGTACGCCTGTCCATGTAGTTGGTGTATAAAGTCGCATAGTGGCATAATCACTGAGAAAATCTCCAGTAGCGTACTTACTATCAAGATACAAAAACCTATTTTGGGTCCACCAGATTCGATGTCTGGCTCTACTTCCTTGTAATGCATACAAGTATGCCGAATTAGGTTGACTTCCCGGGTTGGGTGCAGTTAGTGGGGCTATATACTTAAAGTAGCCATCTTGATTATAAATGGTTTCACTCCATTTACTAGACTGCCGACCTTGTAATACTTCAAGAGTAGCATTCGCAGATAACGCATTTTCTCTAATACGTTTATACATTGCTTGAAGTTCTGTTTTATATTCAGTTTCAACAAGAGTCCATAATGCGGAATTCCAACCATTCCAAACATGCCCACTACCGATAATATCTTGAGACTCGATGTTATATTCAAAAGCGATCCGACCTTCATTATTAATACCTAATACAGTATCATTATCATAGAATATGAAATACCAGATCAATTCACCGGTTACTCCACGCTCACCGTATGTAGTCAACATCATGTTCTTGGCACGTTGATCGACCATACCGTAAAGTTCTGTCATTACGCAGTAGAACATAAGCCAATTTACATTAAAGTGTTCGGCTAGTTCTTGTCGGAACTTAGTAGGATTACCAATACACGAATAAACCCATGTAATTACTTTAGATAAGTTAGTGGCATCTGTATGTCCGTCCGGATAACGTCCCTCAAAGTCGTTTAACCAATTTGTGCCTGTAAAGTCGGCATTTCTAAATAAACAACGATCAGCTGTATTATTCAGGAACTCCCAACACTCGCAACCAGGAGTAAACCCGAATACTTGTGTAGATGCTTTATCATCGTTAAAGTTGTATTTACCTACAAATTCAGAATTGTCTGAAGCTGTTTTTTTATGAAAAACAAGGATAGGAAAACCGTAAATAGTTGTTCTAACTCTATCATCAGTACCTTGTGGGGGAATTTTATAATCAAGTTTTCTTAACGCTTCATCAATTAATATGGCAACACCCGTATTATGTGTTCCGGAAGACTCCGCAAAGTCAGCTTTCATAGTGAATATCTTGGCAGGAATTTGTTTTCCTTGCAATTGATACATTTCAAGATGTTCTCCGGTTTCAGAAAGAGTTAATCCATTCGTCAACGTAAACTTGAAATTCTTTCTGGGATAGAATTGGGAAGAAGTACCTTGAACATCATTTTTAGCTCCTACTGCGGTAAATGAATTTAAAGGAGCTCTACGATCTTCAAATAAAATATCGTTATCTTTTTTAGTCCCTTTAATTGTAGGTAACTCACCTATAAATGTCAAACAAGGTAAAAACTCCAATGCTTTGTTGTAATCGATACTTCCATAAGCATCCATAATATTGTTAAACTGATACAGAGCTATCTTTTCATTAAAATTCTCAATATCGAAAATATAGTTACCAAATATCTGGTCAAAATTTAAATTATTATCATACCACCTAATCGAATACACCATATTTGTACAACTTCTACCTCCAGAGTTAATAGTCAGACCCTGCTGCGTATTTTGTGCAAAGTTATCTGTACTCGGATATTGCATAGATCCTGACATAATGCCATCTATGAATAAATACATAAGACGATTATCTGCTAATTTTTCTACTACAAAGGAAATACTTGTTTTAGTTGAGCTATCCAATCTGGCACTCAATGTTGATTGCCCTGAGCTGATAGTTGCAGAAGATGGAGTCATAACGATACCTACTCCACCGAACATACAGGATATAATCTCAGCTGCAGCATTGGTTACACTAGCAGTTGCATATTCAATAGTGAGTGTGAGTCCGTTCAATACTACAGCACTATTGAATGGTTTTATGCCGATATCGACAGATGAGTCGCCTATCAGGCGTAAATGGTTATTTCCGGCTGCATCTTTTTGCCAACCATCTTCAGCCCAAAGAAAGTTTTTAAATATGGCATCATAATCACCATACGCCCACGAAGCTCTGTCTGCACCATTGTTAGATTTACCTATTGCAGATACTTTGTATCGCAGGTCGCCTTTTTCTTCAGTAATATCAAACTCTGAAGCTACAACTGAAATATTAAGGCTTCTGGAAACATTTCTGCATCGTACTTCCATTTTAAAGTTACCTTGTTCAATAGCTGAATAACCCCATTGCTGTCTTGATCGGGGAACTTGTAAAGACTGTCTTACTATATTGTCTATTGCCAGTTCAACAGTCGTTATAGCATTAATTGGATCATAAACAAGATAAGGAATGCTTATTACTTCAAATTGAGATACCTCTATTTTGCTATAAGATATTGTTATCACCGGCTCTGTTACTCCGGTATCTGCAAGGATGAACTCATAAAATAGTTCATTACTTTTCAGCTGTGCCCCATCGATCGAACTTTCTGCAACTACTCGTATAGAATTAGCACCTGATTGTAATGCTGTAAGATTTCTTGTGAGCTGTTTTCCGGAAGCGGTAGTTATCTCAGGTGCGAGTTCGATATTATTCAGCCAAAATCTTATTTTCTTATCGCCTGCACCAATAGGTGTATATCTGAATGTTACAGGGCTTGTCTTATAAATAATATCATCGGCAAATGTAGATGTAAGGATCAACGAAGCTTTCTGAACGCTGAATGTGATTGTCCTTACATTATTATAGCCATCAGTCAGACGGACACGGACAATATTTGCACCCAGATTCAGGGTATCTCTGACATTATATTGATTGTCACCTTGGGGAACAACGCCACTGTAAGCCGGCATACCATTTACTGTAATATACACGTTACCTTCTCCGGTATCACCACCTGTTTCCTGATCAATGGATGTCCAGTTATATTGTACGATAGCATCCGAATCATCGCCAACAACAAGAGAAGTACTGCCAACGGCTCTTAATCGCATAACGACTCCGGCCGGGCCTGTACTTCCACCCCCTTTAGGTATGGCTGTTCGGGCAATTTCTTCACCATTCGAGGTAAGAATTAGATCGAGCGTTGTTTCGTCCACATCTTCAGTGTAAGCGCCATCGACTTTGGTATTGATAACTTTAGCCAGATTTTCGACACGACCTTGTAATAAGTCCAGTTCGGTTAAGATTGGGGATAGATCTCTTAAGAGGGCATAACTCACCCAGCTGCCTTCCGATTCCCATGAACCGACTGATTCGCCGATAAACTGATCTAATATCCAAGTACCGTCGTTTAGTTTATAGGTGATGATCTGCCCTAATATTCTGTCTGTAGCTTTTACAGTTTTTCTGGCGTCCAATCCACTCTCAAACTCGATGTTATTTTTGTACGACAGATTAATTATTCCGGATGGAAGCTCTAACGGGGTTCCTATGTCAGTACCGTTGCTTGTGAGTTGCAGCTTATTATCATCGGTAAGTCTGACATTATCTGCTTTACGGTTAGCGATCTTGGTTACTTCTTCAGTAACTTTGCGAAACTGTGTATCAATATTCTCTGATAATAATTGAAGGGCTCTACTCGTGATTATCTGCTCCCACTTAGTATCATTAGTCCAAGCAGCGACATCATCGCCAACAAACATTTCATAAACCCAGCCTAGTCCGGACAGTTTATAAATGATAAGTTGCCCTTTTTTTCTGTCGTGTAATTTTACGGCTGCTCTAGCAGCATTATTAGACTCAAATGCGTAGTTCTTTTGAGCTTCGGAAACATCTAAAACACCACCCGATCCGAAAGCTTTCCAAGAAGAGTCAGCTATCCATAGATTATTATTAGCTATCTCTGCTATAAATTGCTCTGCTATCCAGTCGCCAGTAGAGAGTTGGTATATTATAACCTGTCCTAAAGCTCTTAGATAGTCCGGTACATCCTCACGAGCAGCTTTTTTATCACTATAATTGTATTTAGCTCTCAACTGAGATACATTGAAGAATTCTTTTTTGTCTGCTTTATCCTTTACGGCTTCTTTTATATATGCATCGGCTTCCGTACCACCTATCATGTTTATTGCATTGCCAAAATTCATCTCGAAGTTGATACTATTACTATCAATGCCCATATCGACATTTATAGTTCTATTATCAATCGAAAGACGACCTGAATGGTTGCAACCTGAACTTTCAATGTCAAGAAGTTCGCAAGGTATACTCTTTCCTATTTTCACCTCAGTTCCCTTTTTTAGGCTAAGTATTATATTAAAGCATCCTTCATGCTCTAAACTTGAGGTTTCAGCAGCAGTTATTTCTACACGAAAAGAATTATTGTCGATTGCAGTTACACCCTTTACTATTTTCGATGAAAAAGGTGTAAATAAAGTAATCTCTTTCGTATACCCGCTAATATTAATAAGTTTTTTATTATTGTCGTAAGCAGTGAATACAATGCTTATTGACTCCCCTTTGTAGAATTTCATGCTCATATTTTAGTTTTATTATAAAGATAGATATACAGAAAAAGCCAACGAAATGAATCGAAGTCCTGAGATAAACAGATGGAGAAAGATTTGATTATAGAGATTAACAGATATAACAGCAAATCCTATAAATGCATTTACTGGTTAGCATCTACGTATAACTTTGTATTTTAAACTTAAAGTTTTATATAGCTCAAAGTTTTATTATAGAGGTAATTGTTTCATCCTAATGTTTTCCTAATATGAGTCATTAGTGTTCTCCCCGAATACAGTAAAAAAGAAATTGGTATTTACTTTTGCAGCATTAAATTTTCTAAACAGAATTACAAAATCATCATTAGTAACTGAATGTAGGCTTGAAACACAGTCGGCAGGATAATCATAAGGGGTAACATTAACGACATAATTATTATGCCCTAAAAAATGTTCTATTTTATACTCTCCTTCACTAATTCTTGAAGGCGCAAATGAACTATCCTTGTTCAATTTACCTCTTCCACCTCTTCCCCACATATACAAAACTCCGCACGAACTATTAATTCTTCCTGCAAACAAAAGTCCGGGGGTGTCTATAATGTTGTTAGGGCTTACCCTGAAAGCACCTTTAGATATATTTAACGCTATATTTTGAAGAGGCATAAGAGGATTGTCAAATGAGGGCGGTTGACTATTTATATTTATAATTATTTTCTGACTTAAGTCTGTATTTTTATTGTTTATTAAAAAAGTACTATCAGTGTTATCTATAGCTGAATTAATGCCATCTCCCAAGTATATAGATGTCCCATTTGCTTTTTTATATCGTAAAAATGAATTGAATATTTCAAAATCACCTATAAACATAGTATTGTATTTATCCCATCTAATATCTTTGGCCAATTGCCCTGATCCATCACTATTAAACAATACATTTTCATTACAAAATAATGCCGACCCATCTTCTTTTATTTGCGTAACTATCTTATCCTTAGAGTCTCTAAACTCAAGAGTAATCCCAAAAAGTTTAAATACCTTATTTGTGGCATCAAAAAGTAAACCTTTAACCTTATTACCTATCCGAATACTGCCATTATTCAAATCATATTTACTACCCTCATTTTTATCCTCATCATCTACATAATTGATAGACTTAATGACATCCCCGTAAATACTACCACCGGATATGTAGGCCATCCCGTTAGTAAGTGATACATCTCGCCTATCTTCTTTCGCAGGGTAGATAACACCCATCAGAAAATAAAAATAGTTAGTATCATCTGCATATTTCAACTGATTGGTAGTCAACTCCCATGCAGCCGAATCGCTTTGCTTTTCGGCTTTCACATACATGTAATAAGAAGCTGCATTGTCTTGTAATATCTGATTGAAAGCTTGTGTTACTTTCCATGTGTATTTTGGTGAATTGGACGCTGGAGTTTCCGTCTCTCCTCCCCACCACAAAGAACGATGATTGATATAGCCTACTGATAAAGTAGCCCTATAGCTATTACCATCCTTATTTGTTTTTATGCTCACTCCACTTGTTGTGAAATCCTGGCTTTTTGCACCCACGGCAAGGTACATCGTTTCGATACTATTAGGCTTGATCTGTGTATTGTCGAAGTAACCATCTGGATCGAATATTAGGCCTTTCAGTGCGCGCAGGTTTTGGGTATTTCTCACACCATTTTGGCGAGATTGAAGGCTTTGGTTAGTATTAGATTCTATAATTATTTCTTGCTCTTTTACCGTTTCTTCTAAATTTGTGATCCGTTTATATTCCGGGTTATCACCTACTTTATACACGGCATCGTATTTATTGATCAGCTTTTTTTCAAATCCCATAATACGGCTACTACGGTATCCGTTTTCAAACCGATCATTAATAAGGCGCACTTTCTTGCCTATTTGTAAGTCATACTTATTTTTATAGAAGTACTCAATAACAGTGGGGCACTCGTAGAGATCGGTATCTTTGTTATTCTTATCTAGCCACTTCACAGCTTTTTCGTATAGCTCCTGTTCAGCCCTCGGCACATACTGATCTCCTACAAGGGCAATATTGAAGCCATATAGAATATATTCATCTTTCTCTACAGGTTTGAATATATCATTCGGAATATTTGTATATTCGTCTCTGTAAATCTCGAACACCTGTGATGCTGCATCTGTTTCAGGTTTATTTAGTGGGTTAAACATTACCTTAAAGTCAAATCCATTCAAGTTACCACTTTTGAAATGTATCATTAAGTCAGTACCAGGTAAAAGGTAATCTTTTTTGAAGTTAATCTTCGAATCCGTAAAACGGTAAGCATTCCAGTTGGTAACTACTTTTGTATTAGTATCTGTATCTGTACATGGCACTATCGAAACAGTTTCGATTATCCCCTCAAATTGAGGGTACGCATCTTCAAATACCACAGTCCCTTCTATCACCTCTTCCGGTGTCATGTTTGGTTTGGCATCAATATAATTGCCTTTGGATGCAGGGATACGAAGTCTTTTCTGATAAATTGCATCAACAGCTTCTCCTGTTCCGACACTTCTGTAATTGGTAGGGATATTTCGTGATGATCCTAGAGCCAACATACGAGTTATCTTTTTGTCGGCTGCTCCTCGTGAATTACTCATCCTTAAAACAGATACTTCATTTTCGAAATCTACTTCTGCACCTTCAGCTAGTTTTTGTACAAGGTTAATAGTTCGCCCCGAGATATACCACTCACATTCAAATTCTTGAGCTATGTTAGTCAAGGCATCGAATACGTAGGAATTATCGAATGACATAGATTTAATTTCAGCAGGTTCTACTGTGCCGACTGCGAAATCTGTAACATCAAAATAACGGTTCAGGTTATCGGCAGCCACTTGCAGGAAGCTACTTGCTTTACTAGTCAAACTCCAGGTTGATTCTTTGAGCCCCTGACTTAAGTAATAAAACTGCACGCTTGCCGCCATCATCTCCTCGCCGTCAAATCGGAGAGTATATTTGAATGTAGAACTATCCGACTCTTCAGGGATATAATCGCTCAGAACATAATATTTATAGCCTTCGTAGAATAAATAATCTCCACGATCAAACCTCTCAAATCGATCCAGCACAAAGCTAAACTCGATATAGTGTTGATTCATCAACTCATTGCAATAAATTGCATCATCACCTATTACATATTTAGCTTTGATAGATCCTTGCTTATCGAATATATCTACAATTAAATCGCTAGGTGCATATTTTATTAATCCTATCTCAATCATAATTTAATGCGGTCTTTAGGGTTGGGTTCTGTGAAACGAACCGTTAATGTGCATGAACTCAAACTTGACGAAAGAGTGAATGTGCTCTCTTCATCTAAAATCAACTTGTATGTAGTTCTATTGGGAACTACTTTCAAAAGAATAAGCCCTTTTGATAATTCGGCTTCCAATGCCTGTTTCTTTGCTCTTAGCTCCTTTCTTGAGTTGCATGTAATAGCAAAGGTGAGTATAACCTGCCGTTTATTTACCCGGGGGTTATTCAGAAATATTTGGACACCATCATGTCCTCTCAAATCATTAGAAGTATACGCTTTTATAGGCGGATGCATATCTAAGTTGTCGAAAGAATCATCTATCAATCTGGCACTATAGTTAGCCCATAGGCTTTTGTTATTTATGTAAGTCTCGCTAAGCATTTCTAGTTTTATTTTAAAGGTATATATAGATTAAAATTCTGTGAAGCAAATAGCAGAATTCGAGTAAACAGATGCGTAAAGGTTTAATTATTTAAACCCTCTCGTATTCTTCTCGATATCACTTAACCGTTCATTCATCTGATACAATTCTTTTGTATTCTTATTAATATCTTTCAGTTCATAGTAAGAATTAATAGCGACGACCCTGTTTTCCTCAATCATTCGTTCAACCCTTAAGGCCGAACCACTCATTACATTTAGTGGAACCGATAATGAATCTATAGTGAGTGTTTGAGCTATTGGTTGGTTCCATGATGCTATTCTAGATACATTGCCATCGATAGATATCAGATTCATTTGCATAGCTGTGAACCGTCCTTCCAATGCTCCGGCCTGATCTTGTGTCATAGTCTCGAATCCTCCTTTGGATGATGATTGCGTAAATTCTTCTGCATCTGTATTTTCAAAATTTTCACCCGTTTTTTCTTCCCATTTTTGATTAGCATAATCGTACAGAAGCTTTCCGTGTCCCGAAGCGGCAAGTGTTCCTTCAACCATATTATCTACTACGGTCATCAGTTTGTCCATACGTTGTTCGTCCGAGAGAGAGGTATCTTCCATTATTTTCATTGCATTTTCTTGCGCTTTGGCAACAATAGGAGCAATGGTAACGGAATATATCATATCCTTGACAAGCTGCTGAACCATTTTACTTGCGCTCTTATAGAAGGCTTCGGATGCATCTTCTCCTTTTTTGAAAGAGTCGACAAGGGCATTAGTCATTTCGTTACCCAATTGTCCAAAAATACCTGTCAGATAGTTTTTCATTTCGCCGTAAGCTTGTTTTACGGCTTCGGCATTCTCTATCATGCTTTGGAATGCCGCTTTGTCTGAATCGGACATTTTTTCATTTGCTAAAACTGACTTGGCGCGTTCTATATTAAGTTCTCCTTCAGCTTTTATCAAGTCTTTGTATTTGCTCGTAATACCAGAGTAGAGGTCTTTACCTTTACCCATGCCGAACAATCCTGTTTTTTTATGGCCGGTTACAATCTGAATATTTTCGAGGGCAGCAAAATCACTTTTCTCCTGCGGCTTAAATAAACCGAATATTCCTGATTTTGGTTTTAGCAATCCATCACCTTTCAGCGATTTATTAGCGTCTTCTACCGAGGTCTTGTATACTTTAGCCGCATTTATTGCTTTGCCATAAGGGTCTGAACCGAATATCGTATCGCCGTCTTCGTATTTCAGGTTTTTCAGCTTGATAGCTAATTGATAGGCATGTTCTTCGGCTTTAGTAACTTCAGCTATTTTCTTTAGAGCTTCCTGATGACGTTTTTCAGCTTCGGTTGCCGCCCCGAATAGTTTTATACCTTGACTAACTATTGCTAATGCGCCACCAACAGGGCCTCCGGAAGCAAATCCTTGAGCGATACCACCCACGGTGTCCATTACCATGTCGAGGCTTTCGTCCATTCCTCCAAAAACAGATTTCAAGCTACCGACCCAACCTGATACTTTACCTGCATTGGTACTAATGGCATTGAAGACTCCTATTGTTTTGGCTTCGGCATCTTCAGCGGAGTCTCCCATCTTCTCGAAGCCATTTTTCACTTGGTCAAAAACTAACTTTTCAACTATTCCTCTTGGCGATTTTATAGGACTCTGCTGATCTAGGTTTTTTTGTTGGGCTTCGAGTAGTGGTATTTGTTTTTTCGCATCACCGTTACCGTTTTGGGCGGCTATTTGCTGCACTTTAAGGCGTTCTTCGTTATATTTTTTTGTAATTTCTAACTTCTTAGATTCGTACAGTTCAGTCATACCAACCGATTCCAGACCTTTGAGCCGTTCTAATTCAGTACTCTCAGCTATCGCTATACTTGCCATTTCGGTTTTAACGACTTCTCCTTTTTCTTCTTTCTTTTTGGTTTGTAATGTAGCTATGGTTTCCTGGTTTTCTCCTGCTTTTATTATCTGTTCTGCATAGTTGGAATCTATTGCTGCTAATTGTTGCGACAGGTATGACTCGAAGGTTGTGTTTTGTCCTCCCAAAAAGCCAGTGAGCCTTTTGTTCATAGCCTGAATACGTGCCATAAGATCGGCTTGTGCCTTATCCGCATCCGCTTGTAGCTTATCTTTTAGTTTAGGTGCTAAATCCTTACCTTCTACTTCCACTTCCTTTAACTCAACAGGATTATCGATGCCATGTATTGGAATTATAGATTGAGATGGTCTTACTGTGGATGTTTTTGGGTAAGCAACTACATCATTTGCTTTGGCTTCATAATTAAATAAGTTTGTAAATGCAGATGATTCTCTGTCCATGATCCATTGTCTATTCAAATCAGCGTGTTTATTTACAGATAGCCTTGCTTCACTATTCTTGATTCTTTTTTCGGCAGGTGATTCACTTGTTGCTGTGACCATTTCGAGCCAAAACTCGGCGTCTGTATATCGGAGTTGCATTTCTTCAACTTCTTTTTCACGTATATCTGATAACTCTTTATGTCGTTTAAGCTCAATTTTCATTATCGCATCAAACTGAGCATGTTCAATCAAACGTTCTTGATATTTTGTCGATGATAAATTTGCTAAATCTTTCTCTCGTGAAATTTTCATATCACGATAAAATTCTTCCCATTTCTCTATGGAATAAAATTCAAGCCCGTCTATTGGTGTTTTTATCGGTATCGGATCTTCAAATGCGTAATCAAATTTCATTAATGCATTTACAACTGTTTGTGGTATTTCTATTGCATCAGGAGATAAAACTTTATTTGCAGCATCTGCGACCTCTCCCAAAATAGGTTTGACTATTTTTAATAGATCAATAGTCTCGTTTTTCAGTATAGACTCGAATAGTTCTTCATTCAGTACACTAGTTAAAGCTTTTAGACTTTTATTTTCTAATGAAGGTTTTTCTGCTTCGATATTTCTTTTTCGATATTTATTTATAGTTTCATCAACATTTGATATTTTTTTTTGATTATTTGTGATAGCTTTCAAACTATCTGTAAGCATTTTTTTGATATCATTACTAAACTTTCCAAAAAATTCGTCTTTCTTTACCATGTCTGTATTTTTTTATTGCTTTATCACATTAAACATTTAAATAATATACAACCTTCATATTCTACCTCTTTTGATGAAGAGTTCAGCTCCTGCATTTTAATATAAATCTGCCATATCTTATCTTATCCTTTTATATTTGCGAACAATTCGTTACTACTTGTTTTCTTCATGATATCTCCGAATGCCTCATGAAGTTTATTTTGTTGCATCATTATCAGGTTTCTATAGGGTATTACTTCAAATACCTCTTTGTAGGAGAGGTGAAGATTGTCGATAAATGTCGCTATCTGACCGTGCATGATATCGTTACCTATTATTTGGGTTTTGCTACTATTTTTGTTACGCTCGAGCACGATCGAGCACACAGAAAAAAATCATCTGAACCAATTAAATTAATTGCAATCACAATTGCTTCGTTTATTTCTTTTGGCGTGCACTTTTCAAGTTTACGGGAGAGCCGATATGTTTTGTACTTCCAAAATTTCACATCACCAATAATGAAAACACATAATCCCTTTAGCATTTCTTTGTAGCTTCTTGGTATTTGAGCAATAGCATCTGCTTTATTCTGTATGTCCAAATTAAAATTCATTTTAGACCAATAAGCCAATCCACGGCAAATAATCTTTATTGTAGGAGGCTTAATTGTATATCCTTCACTGCCTAACATTACTGTTTTGAAGTCTGTCCCTAAGAGGGAATCAGAAACTAATTTAGCCGCATCGTTTGTCATATATTCTTAATAAAAAAAGGTAGGCGAATAACACCCACCTTTTGGTTATATACAATTAATTTGTCACGGATTAGTAGCTGAATCAACGGCTGATTTATGAATCTGAACCTCCGATTCCAATTGAATATCGGGTTCAAGCGCTGTTGCTTCAATCGATATAGCTACTGCATCATCAGTCGTTACTCCACCAGCAATAATATCAGCTTTTGGGTAGACGATGTAAACATTATCTTCCGTTAGTGCTACAATAGTTAAATCTTTCGGAGTATATTTCGATGCAGCTGACCATTTATCAGCACTTGCGTTACCTCCTTCAAAATCAGCTTTTGTATCAAAGTCATACTTACCGATAGAGAAAGTGATCTTTGATACACCCGGATCATCAGTTGAACTACGGTAATTTTTACCTGTCAACTTGTTTTTGTAGTAGTTTTTCGACGCCTTTGCTTTTTCGTAATTCCAGTTGTCTCCATGTATGTTTTTTACTTTCTTGGTTTCTGTATTCGCCAAGAATGCTTTTAGCTCAGCAGGTGATAATCCGCTTGTTGCATCTCCATCTACAAATGGTGTCGCTACTGTCGAGATGGCAGCACCATAAAAGATTGCTTTTACACCTATTAATGAAACTTCTTTTCCCATAATCTCACAATTTAAAATTTGAATTTATTACTCTTAACTTTACCGTGATAACATGACTCCATGTATCGGTTTTTTTTTCTTTGGTTATATTCTCTAACTGATAATATACTGTTTCGTCTGTTGTTTCGTCGAATGTCTTGTACTTAAATAGCTTAATAGCTTCTAATTCATAAGCATTTAATTTCTCATCGTTTTTTTGATATATATTATTTACTTTGACATCCGGAACAAAAATATACGCGTATGCAGATGAATTTTGCCACCCTTTGTTATCTGATTCTTTACAGCAGATGGAGATCCGATCGTGATTGTTTTCTTCTGTAGTGGGTGCTAAGTCTCCTTTCTCTATTTCGGAAAAAGCTCCAAAAATAGGATTAGACTTAAAAGCCTTGTGTATAATTGTTTCTATAATTTCTGTTGTAATCATTTGCTAAATATCTTTTTGCTTCGACTCTCAGCCGATCAGAATTAATTGTATTGTTTTCTCTAGGCTATACATAGCTCGGATAGTTCCTCATTTGCTCGTTTCAAAGTTTTTTTCCAACAACTAGGTGTTGTATTCTTTATTCTAAGGGACATATGTTTTTACTATCGCTTAATTCCAAATGAGTCTTGAGCAGAGGCTTTTCCTGTAACCAAATCGTCACTTTTAGTGCATTTTTTTAAATCTTTCATTGAGTAATTTGATTAAAATTATTTTTGATTAAAATTACATACAATCGAAAGACTAGAGAAGTGTTTCAAAGGTGGGGACTAAATAGTTGTAGAATAGTTTGTAAGTTCATTAATAATTCCTGCAAAGTATTTGCCATGGAATTATTATACAGTAGTTTATCAGATATTGACTTGTAAGCGAATTGAATCAATATAATTTTAATAGTGATTTCATGTACTATTTTCTACTTTATGTACTGATAAATCATAAAAATGCACAATTTCATTAGAGTACACCTCCTCGATCTCAAATATTTTTATAGTATGCTTTATATTACTGGTGTCTACTAATATAATTTCGGTTTCACCAATAAAGTCTACATAACCTAGAATGCTGTTAATCATCACTGTTTGATCGAAGGTGATTTCATTTATTTTTTTCATGACTGTATTATTTATTTTTCAGGAATTGTTATTCTGATTTTTTCATAAGAGGTAGTATCCTTATTTTCAAATTATTTTAAACCATTTAGCTCAATTCTAAGCAATATCTCACTGTAGAGATAGTCCAGTGACACTTGGAAGTCTCGGTAAAACTTATACCACGAACAAACACTTTTCAGACTATTTGAAATGTGAGAAGGGGACAGCTGTAATACCTCCGCTATTGCATCTCGTTTACCTCTTTCAAAAAAGTATCCTGCGAATATCCGTGGTGAATAGAGTAGAGCTGCGACCATCAGAAAATAATATTTTTCGGCATATCTTGAATTATTTATTTCATCTTTTTTATGACAAAGCTCTTTTACCCAGTCATAAATAGTGGAGATTGTTTGGAGATCTTCCAATTCGGGTTTGAGTACTACTATCTCTATTTTTTGTAATTTTTCGGATTGTTTTTGATAATCTTCTATATCTTCGATTCTTTTTCGAAGTATACCTTCATTTTTAATTCGTTCCATGTTCCGTTGTATTAAATAAAACTTTGTTGGTTTTTTGATTTATAAAAAACTTAATGTTAACTATTGTCCCTTGTACTACCACTCTTCGATATACTTTCATAAAGTTTTAGAAAGGTTATTATGCATATTTTAGTTTTATTTACTATCTCTGATATTGTGTATAATAAAACTGGAAAAGTAAATCAAAATCATATTTACTATTGGATTATTGATTTTATTTTATAGGGTTATGGAGAGGTTTTTGGCTGTGGATTATCCCAAATCTTTTTGTATCGATCATCATGATAAAAGATAACCGAATTATTGCGTGCACCCTCTCTATATTTCGAAATAATAATCTTGCCTCGGCCTTTCCACGGCTCATTTTTAGAATCTATCGCACCAGAGTCGTAGTAGTCGGGTTTGTGTATGAATAGAACGATATCTGCATCTTGTTCGATATCTCCCGATTCCCTTAGATCCTCTAATTGAGGTTCTTTCACTGCAACACCTTTAATCGGTCTGCTTAGCTGTGAAAGCAGGATGATAGGGATATCTAATTCTTTCGTGAGATTCTTCAATTCACCAGTTATATAACCTATCTCGAGATAACGACTTGCGAATTTCAGATTGGTTTTTATTAATCCCAGATAATCAATAATCATTACATCTAATTTATCCTTTCGCTTTAGTCTTCTTGCTTCAGACTTAATGTTATTTAAATATCGTATATTGTGATCATCGCCAATATTCAGCTTCATATCCCATAATTGTTTTGCTCTCTCATCCATAGCAGCCCATTCTTGCATATTCATTTGCCCGGTACGAAGATTATACCCGTTAATACGATTATCTTCAAGTAAAAATCTATTTACAAGCTGTGTAGCTGTCATCTCAATAGATACGAAGAATACGTCTTTGTTATTCATTGATGCTGCTTTTGCGAACGATAAAGCATTCTGAGTTTTCCCCATGCTTGGTCGTGCTCCTAAAACAATCAGATCAGGTGACATCCATCCTCCGGCAAACACTTCGTCAAGCGAATGCAGACCTGTCGGTATTGCTATTTGAATGCCATTTTGCTTTAATTTTTGAATCATAGCTGCTTTATCAAGGGCTATGGTTAAGGCTTCTGGCATTCCAATAGACTTGGAAACTGTGGAACTTGTGACTAATTCTGTAAATGATTTTTCAAGACATTCGATCGTTTCGGCTATATCCTGTGTTTCATCAAAAGCTTTTGCCTGTATCTCTGATGTTATTCGTATCAATTTTCTGGCTTGTGACTTTTGTTTAATGATTTGAGCATGAAAAATGATATGTGCAGAAGATGCTACTTTTTCCGTCAATTCAGCTATATACAGGGGACCACCGATAAACTCCAGTTCACCCATTGCCTTTAGTTCTTCAACAACGGTGAGTATGTCGATGGGCTTTCTTTTTCCGCTCAAATTAAAAATTGCTTTGAATATTATTTGATGTATTTCAGTATAGAAATCATCGGATGTCAAAATATCTTCTATGTCTTGATAAGCTTTAGATTCCATTAGCAATGCTCCGAGTATAGCAGACTCTAGCTCTATAGATTGAGGCTGTATTTTGCCTAGTGGCTCACTAATCAACAATTGTTGGTTTTTTGAATTGTTCTTGTGTCGATTTTTCATTATTATAATTTCCTTCAAATACTTTTACCCAGTTTTTACCATTATCGAATAACCAGTCAAATGTGGCTTTCCACATAGTTTTGTTATTTCCACGCAAGAAGTCAGAAGCTTCCATTTTTGTAAATAATTCCCGAATTACAATTTTATAATGAGTATCCTTGAATTGCTTTTCAAGTTCTTTAATCCGTACTCGCATTTTTTCTTTTCGTAATTCTGTTAATTTTAGAACTTTAGGAAAAGAAATACAGGTATCGTGGTAAATTGAAATAATCTCTTTGTAATTTATGGGTTTTATTTTCGTATGTTTATCTGCTTCTTTTTTTGATTGCAAACTTTCGCTAATTAAAAAAAAATTCTGATTGGGATTTGCAAGTAATAAATTAGAATGATTTTTACAATCTACGTTAGTAGATAATAAATTAGAAACTTTATTTTCCTTTACTTTACTTTGTGGGATTTCTGTAACAGAAATCCCACCACTGTCGCTAATATCGCTGTGAAACTTACAGTTAGATTGTGATTGTTTTTCAGCTTTAAGCTTTGCCCTATTGCGTTTTTCGTATACAGGAGCCAATCTTTCTTTAAGAGATTTTGAATAAATAATACCGTTTTTTCGAACTAAAAGGTGTAATCGATAGCAATAATCAAGGATGTCTAATATTTCTGTTACAGAAATACCAAAGTCACCTGCAACAAGCTCTATTTCTATTTCTTCGTCTTGCATTTCATTGTCCTCTAAACCAGTTAAATACTCTAGTAACATACACCATGTTCCGTAACCAAGAATACCGAATTTTGATCGTAAAGCTTTTATTTTCCGATCATCTCTCATATCTCTATCGTGCGAGAAATAATCAGCATTGTTTTTTTTAGGTCTCGCCATAATCTACTTAAATTCTAATTTGTTTTGCCTTCTACGCTTGAGCTCATTTTCGTATTGAATAAGAGCCTTTTTCACCCTTTCGGCTGTTCTCATTAATCCATAATCATGAAAGGATAATTTATGCTTACACCTGATTATCCCGTGTCTAATTTCATCGGTTGTAAAATCTTTTATTGTTTTCATTTTTTTATCACTTTAAAAATTTGGAACTATCAATATATGAAGCCATTTTACCATGTCTGATAGAATAATTATTAAACCGCATAATTAAAGGATTCATTGTATTTAACTCATAGGATATTTATTCTTTTTCTTTTCTTTCCGAATCTTCTTCTTCATTCTTGCGTATGTAATCACTGTTAGATAATAATTTTAAACGGCTCTCATTTTTGTCGGATTTATATACTTTCCTAGACCTGAAAAGCTATATATAATTTCACTTTCTCAAATTTGTATTATGAATGTACAAATGATTAAATATCCGGCTTGTATGTTTTTTATATGTGCACCTCATGCTCTGCCAGATGAGCAATACATCCAAAATGACAGGCATTCCTATCAGTCACCTGAAATGATTTTCAATTGTCAAATAATTGTTTTTTCAATTAATGTGGGTATACTATAGTATCATTTCAAAGGAAACTCTAAGATATCTTTGTATTTGTCACACCCTATATCATATATAGAATCTGCCTCTTATCGATTTTAGCTTCTTTATCATATATCCACCATTTGATGTATAAGACTGAGAAGATTATTAGCAAGCTTATAAATATGGCAGTAATAGTATATCCGTTTGTCTTAGTTTTATTCTTTTTCATAGCGATTCATTTCTTATCTAGTCTACAACACATTTAGTACTACTGAATTCTACATTATCTCTTATAGTTATGCTTCAACGTTGGTGAGAATATGCTGTTAGAATTGAGATCTATTGTTATACGAATCACATCTAATACATAAGTGACTTCATTGATACTATAAGCTATTGATACATCAAATTTCGCTTATACATAATTTGCCTATCTCATTGCTAAATGATATTTATATATTAATTGCTTCTATTTACTTAAATCTCTTATCTTTGCAAGTGTATAAGTTTTTTACACTGTATAAATGTACAGTTAAATACAGTAAAAAAAGTAAATGAATAAAGTATTTTACTGTATTTAACATTATTTAACTGCTCAACTGCTTTGATTTCATATAAAATATAGGTAACAAAAATATAAAGAAGAACTTAACGCATTTCAATCGTAAAAAAAACAGAAGCAATATAGAAGGTAAGGTATTGATTACAAATACAAGTATACAGTAATTTACAGTAATATGAAGACAATCGGTAGCATAATTTTAAATTCTATTTTAGCAAATGAAAAAATAAATGCAAATCAATTTGCGGAGTCAATAGGTTTATCAAGAACTCAGCCGATATATGATATCCTGAATGGAAAGGTAAAAAAAATAACTCCTAATTATGCGCGCAAAATTCTCTCTGTATATTCACACTATGACTATAGCTGGCTTATTTCTGGGGAAGGTAAAATGCTGAAACAAGATTTAATTATTTTGAATACAACCCCTATTTCTATGTCTGAGTTTAAAATGATACCCTTGGTTCCTATTCGCGCTCGTGCTGGTTATCTTTCTGGCTATGGAGATGGTGCTTATATACAAGAATTACCGACAATACCGGTAATTACAGATCGTACTTTTCACGGAAAGTATATGTGTTTCGAAGTAGAGGGGGATAGCATGGATAACGATTCGCGAAGTGCTATCTGTGATGGTGATATTATACTAGGGAGGGAAGTGAAAAAAGATTTATGGAGATGCAAGTTGTATTACAGAGACTGGTATTTTGTCATAGTGCACAAGGAGGGAATCATGATAAAACAAATAGTAGACCATGATATGGAAAAAGGAACAATTACTTGCCATTCTTTAAACCCTATTTATGGAGATGATTTCAAATTACAGCTTAATGATGTCCATGAATTATATAATGTTATTAAGATCGCAGACAGATCAATGAGAAAATAG